TGTCCGTCTGTCCACTCTCGGAACTGCCGAGAATCACGTTCTCGCCGTTGCTCGCGCCGGTAGAGGCAAAGCGAGGCGCAAGGCCCGTGAATGCTTCGGGCTCAGTGCCTTCGTTGCCGTAGAACAGCGTATCCGCCATTTCCTGAGACATGCCTTCAATGTGGGCCTTGTCCTCGGAAAGACGGAAAGCAGCGGTATTGCCGTTAAGGTCCGCCAGGGCCTTATCGACCTCAGCGTAGGCTTCCAGCATGCCGCAGTTGTCGGTGACTTGCACTTTCGTGCTCTTGGTCGGCTGCACCCCGCCATAGAGTTTGCGCCAGGTTGGAGCGGGGAGACCGGAACGGATCGTCGTGCGATGGCCGGTCGGAAGATTACCCTCCACCCAAACCATATCATCGAGGATTTCGTTCGTTTCGTTGAGGATTTCCGCGACCTTGGCGATAGAGCCATCAGGATCGAGGCTTTTGGCCACGTCCACCAGGGTCGGATTAGCGGTCGAAAGGGCTGCCATTTTGGGGAACTCCTTAGTTCATTGAGGGGAACATGACCTTCGCCGTATCTTTTGGCGTCGGCTTATTGGCACCGAGGATCAGTTTACCGTCATCGCTGATGGCTTTACCGATCTTCGCAAAAGCGCGGATGAACTCGGGATGATTGCCCATGCCCGTGGTACGCAACGCTTCGGCCAGCGCAGGGCTGCCAAAGGTTTTAACCGCGGTACGCGCATACCCAAGATTCGCGTCAAACTCGGCTCCACCAATTTCCTTATCGGCCTTGGCTTCGCCAATCCAACGCTCCTGTAGCGTTTCCCAGGCTTTATTCTGGGCTTCCGCTGCGCCTTTGCGCTTCTCAACTTCCATGTCAACCAGCTTTTGCGCCGCTTCCTGCGACAAGCCGATTTCTTTGGCTGTTGCCATGAACTTTTCCATTTCCGTGGAATCGACCTCGATTCCCTCAGGAACGGTAAAAGTCTCGTACTGCTCAGGAGCCCCGCTCTGCTTGTCCTTGTCGGTTTTCTCGCCGTCCTTGGACTCTTTGCTTGCCCCGTCTTTGCCATCCGCCTTCTGCTCGCCGGCCTGGCCCTCGGGGGGCTTCGCACCAGCCGCTTCCGGCTTGACAGCTTCCTGCGCGTCTTCCGCCGCGCCGGATTCAGTTCCCTTCGAAGGTTCCCCGCCTTCTCCGGTCAAAAGTGTCGTTTCAGTCATGGCGTCCCCTTTACTTTCCCACTTCGCGTTCCTGCGCTTCCGTCTGCATCACCGCATAAGATTCCGGCGATGCAGAAAAGATTTCGCCCATCAACCATTTCCCCAAGTTCGCTTTCGCTGCCGCTGCGGCAAGACGAAGCGCATCGTCAATTGGTGTGGAAGCATATATACCGCACTTCGTCAAGAGACGCCAAACAAAATAGCGCCCGCCAGGGGTTGCCAGAACTTCCCGCAGTTCCGCCAATTCCTTTTCAGCCGCGATCTGCGCTTTTGTTTTGCGCTCTTTATACTGGCGTTCATCACCAACATCGACCGCCATTACTGGCTCCCGTTTGCTTTACCTACAGCATCAGAAATTATTGACAGCGCACTAGGCTCCGTCATCTGCGCATCCGAAGCCGATTTAGCTGTTTCCGCAGCCTGCTTTGCCATTTCCATCATCTGCATTTGCTGCTGTTGCTGTGCGCGCTGTTCTCGTATTGCGGCCACCTGCTCATCGGGCACAACCAGGCGCGGAGGCACCCCAATGAGGCTCGAATACTCGTCAATCGCCTGATCCGCGTCAAATTTATCCGCCGCGCTCTGGAAGCCGGCGCCGACCAAGCCGCCGACAAAGGCCGCGAGACGATCAATACCGCCGGTCGCAACAGCCCTCTGCGCCATCGCCAGCGAAGAAATATACTCTACGCGGATCTCTTGGCCCTGCATTTCCTCGGGCGCTGGAGGCAGAAGATCCGCTTTGAACATCTGCTTCAACTGGCGATCGATTAAACGGCTGAGGAACTCCCCGTGAATACGTTCCAGAACCGGACCCAGTTCAAGCAAAGCTTCTTGATTACGCTGCATCAACTCGAACTGATTCTTCGGCTGGATACCTTCCATCATCGTGATGGGCTTGAAAAGCTGCACAAAGAAAGCGTCATTGATACGTTGCTCGACCTCTTTGATATCCGCGCGCAACTCATTCAGAGGCATGCGTACTTCATAGAGCGTCGAAAGGCCGTTCTTGCCGCTGCTATCCTCATCGTAAATCGTGAGGCCACCGGGAAGGCTTGAGACCGGGACATTGCGCAGAGAAGAAGGCCCCTTCAGCGGCGGGTTTACCATCTTGTCGATGGCTTGCGCTTTGCGCCGTTCCTCGATCTGCAAGCCCTTGATATCACCTAGGGCGGTCATGGCCGGGCAATCGGTGCCATAGATATCTTCCGCCGTCGTGTCCCAGCGCGGGCAATAAGCAGGAAAATCGTCATAACCGGATTCACGAAGGAAATCCTGATCGCGGTTTTCGTGCTTGCCCGGCTCAAAATAGCAGGATGAAAAACGCTTGTTCTTCGCCAGGGGGCGGCGCGGATCAAAATCAGGATTGAGACCGATGTAGTGAACCACCGGATACCAGGAATCGTAATCGCCGCGATCATAGGCCATACGCGCGGATTGGCTCAGATTTTCGAGACCAAAAGCTTCCGCCATCTGTTCGACGGTCATCTCATACTCGCGCACCAGGGTATTGACGCGCTGTTTATCGTCTTGGGCGATGGAGTAGCTCCCGACCGTGAAAGTATAGAAGCGCGATACGTCTTCGAAGTCGTCGAGATGAATCATCGCCCCCGTACCGAAATTCAGCAATTCCCCAAGCATGGCCGGTGCCATGTTGTAGAGATTGCCCGAATTAAAGATACGGCGCAGGAGAACTTCCGCCTTGTAGAGCCATATCTTGACCGGCGCGAACTCCATCAAGTCAGGATCGGTTGTGCCAAGGGCGAACCAGGGCCGGGCGGGAGACATGGTGCCGGCCAGGAGGCCGGAACGCGCAATGCGGAGCGCTTGGGTCGCGCGGCTGTTGATGATGCTCTGATAGCGACGGTCGCCGCGATTGCGATCTTGGGTAAAGAAGCGCCCGCGTCGCGGCTGAATGAATTCCGCTGCCTCACGCCAATGCGGAATGAAGGATTCGCGCTCGCTTTTCAACGCGCCAAGACGGCGCATGAAATACTCACGCTTGCTGCCGCCTATGATCGCGTAATCCACCATTCTTAAGTCCCTAACAAGGTTTTCTTGGTGTTCACCCCCGACAACTGCGCTGCCGCGACGGTAGCTTCATCCGTAGCGCCCTGCGGCGAAGTCAGGATCGTGTCTTGGCGCCCGCCAGCCAGCGCGGCGCGTTGACGGCTGATCTGGCGGGCGCGCACAACAGCGGCATCGACAGGCGTCGGGGGTGGGGCTACCGGAGGCGGTAAGGCGGGCGCCTCGGGAGCTTTTGGTGCGGAAAAAAGACACATGACTTTCGCTCCCTTACGCTGCGATGCTGAAGCTGGTGACGCTGGGCGCCACTGTCTTGTCGCTCGATGCCGCCGCCACGACGATGCTTACGCTGTCGCCATCGGCGATGGTCACCGAGTCAAACACGATTGGCGTGCTCGCCGTGCCGGTCTTGGTCTGCCCGGCTGGCGTCGATGTGCTGATCAGCTTGAGTGTGTAGCTGGCGCCCGTGGGCAGCGTCGCCGTGGGCGTCACGGTCGGGCCGACCACGGGGCCGTTCGTGACGGCGGCCGTTTTGGCCGCGCTCGTGAACGTACCTGCTGCCGCGTAGCCCGCGATGGCGAGAAGCCATGCCGCGTCGCGGCTTTCCGCCCAATCCTCGATGAACTGGCACATATCGCCACTGAGCCAGCTAGATCCGCCAGCGCCGTTATTGACCGCGCCAACCCAATGGTTAAGCCCGGCCTCGGCCAGCGTGCCGGACGAGGTGTTTTTCAGCACGCCATCTTTGTGCCCGGCATAGTCAATGGCGTTCGTGACCAGGATGCCGAGATGCGCCCAGGCGCCCGCCGCAAGGCCGGATGCCCCGGTCTGATCGGAGCTGTTGCCGGTGCCCAGGAACATATCGTTCGTGGCATTGACGCCGTAGAACTTGCGGCCGTTGCCGCTGTCCGAAACGCCGCTCAGGCCCAGGGCCGTCACGCTGTCATAGTTGACCCACTGCATGATTGCCGCGACAACCGGCTTCGACATCTGCTGGGTGTAGCCCAGGTTCATCGCGGTCGATGAACCGTTGAACGACAGCGCCTTGCCGTTATTGATGCCGGTCACGCCCATCGTCGGCGTGCTGATCTTAGCGGGCGCGCCGATGACGGAGCCCAGGAACAGCTTATCGGCCGGCGTTCCGCTGCCTTCGTTAAAGTCGAAGGCGTGAACCGAGCCATTCCAATCCGGCATGACGAACATCGCGTGGACACTCGCCCATGTGTTGAGGTACCCCGTCTCGTAGGCCATCTCACAGAAGGCCGGTGGCGGCGTCGTGAAGTCGCTGATGAACGGCACAACAGGGTGGAAGTTGTGACAGCGGCCCTGCGTGAAACTGGGCGTCGAGATGCTTTTCGTTGACCAGTTGTTTGCAGTCGTGACCAGACGAATCTTTGCCCGGTTCGTCGTCGTGCTGAGGCCGGTGCCGAAGCTGACCCAGGCGCGCTGCGGATCGTCGCGGCACAGCACCGCGCCGCAGGGGTACGGATAGGCGTTCGTACCAGTGGCGAGTGTGCCGTTCGTGCCGTCCGTGGCGCTCGCCCATAGGGTGCGAACATTGAGCGTCGGGGTGCCTGTGAAGTCGAGAACCGCAATCTTGTAGTTATAGACCGTGCCCAGATTGGGGTTTTGTTCTTCGACGAACACGCCGTAGGCCACGCCATTCTTGACCACCAGATCGAGCGGCCATGCGCTGTAGCCGGTCGCGCCGCTGTCATAGGCGAGGCCGAGATTGCCGGTTGTGCAATCGGCCCAATCGACACTAGACCCGAGCGAGGTTCCATCCGGCGCGTAAAAGGTCGGCACCCCGGCCGAGAACACGCCATAGAACATGATCAGATCGTCAAGCTGATGGTTCGGGTAAGTGTTGACGAAATAGTCCGACGCGATGAACCAGATGCGATCCGTATTGTCAGGGTCCGGATACGCTTGCATGAACACACCATAAGCCGATTCCGGCGTGCCAGGCTGTTTCGAGCAAAACTTTGTCCACGATCCGAGCGTGTCAAGATCGTCGGTCGAAATGGCATAGTATTGATTGTCGTCGCCGCTGTAGGCCGTCGATGACCGCATGATGACCACGACCCGCCCGCCGTCGCCGTCCAGCCGATAGATGATCGGGTAAGCCGCACCCGCCAGGGTCGATGTCTTGACCGTTCCCCAGGACGCGATGCTGTTGGCGTTCGTCGAAACGAACCAGCGGATTTCATTGTAGGTGCCATAATCGTGGAACGCCCACATGACCACATATTTGTTGTCGGCCCGCTTGTAGATCGTCAGATAGAAATGATTGTCGGCGGCGGGCGCCGTGATGCTTTCGACCGTGACTTCCGTCCGGGCGCCGGTGGCATTGTTCACTTCAACAAGGCTCAGTTTCGTGCCGTTCGCCGCGCCGCTGACGCTCGTGACCGCGTAGATCGTCACGCCGCGATCAACGTCATGGAATGCCTTCGGCCCGCCGAACCAGACATGCGAGCCAAAGCCAAGCGGCATCTTTGGCGCGTAGCCCATCGTCAGCGTGTCGCGTGACGTGTTCCCGGCCCAGACCTCGTGGTGCGTCCCGGCGTGCGTGCCGGCGAACCAGTCGGCGGCGCCCGAGAAAGTGATGGCGGTCATATCGGGAGCAGGTGGGGCACCTGCGCCAATTGGATTATAAGAGCGATTGATGAAAAGGTTGGGGCCTACCTGCATCTAGTAGAGCCCCACGAAAGCGCCGGCGGTTGTATTGGTGCTGTAGACCTTCGTGAAGCAGATAGGGAGAATGGCCCCCGCCGGCACTCCGGTGAAGGTAATTGTTTCCCCATTCCAGGTATTAACCTTCACATCCCCCGTCGTGCCGACATAAAGAGCCCGCGGCGCCGGGTTATAAGTTGTCACATCGCTTTTCGTAATGGCAACGGCGCGAACAGAAGGCCCAAGCGCAGCGGAAAAATCCATTGTATTGACCGCCATGTTCTCAAGCTCCTTGCCAGTTTGGGTTCAGCGGGTCGTAATCCGATAGGGCCTTGACAATCCCCGTATATTGCGCATCGCCAATTGGAACCTTGAGGGCATTAACAGTATCCGTGGCGTATGTCAAGGCCAGGGCGTCGGCCAGGTCAGGGGATTCCAGACCTCGTTTTTTCATTTCGTCCTTCGGCTCTAGATGAACCTGCCCTTTTAAAGTAAATCCGTATTGGCGCTGGGTGAGCTGTTCTTTCAATTCGCGCCCCAATTCGCCCTGTTCATTTGGCAGAGCGAGAGCACCTTTGATGGCCTTGCGCATGCGATCCCATATTTCCCCGACACGGAAGCGGTAGGTCTTGGTATCGACCGGGGCGCCGCCAAAGAGGACTTCGTGTACTCCGAAGCCGGGGTTCAGGGAGCGCAACACATCGACCACGCCGGCGCCAAGGCCGGTGCCATCGACAAAAACCTGGATATTGGTCTTGCCCAATTCCTGGAAGGATTTCACAACCTCGATAACGCGCCCCGAAAGCTGCACGGTGTCGAGGCCGCGGTAGCGCTTGGCTTCGAAAGAGCGCGCGTCGTTGCCGATACGCGGATAGATGACGCTTTCATCGGAGCCGAAGCGGGCCACGTCCACGCCAATGCGCACTTCCTGGTGGCGTTCATAGACTGCATCGCGAAGCTGCGCCGCAAGAACATCGCTGGTCGGGATGAACTGCAAAGAGCCGACCGAAGGGAACTCACCCAGCACGCGCACCTTCACATAGTCGCTGTCGATGCCGTGGTCCGCGATCAGCTTTTCAATATACTCCTTGTTGGTGATGCTGACATCGCGGCTGTCGATAAAGCGCTTGATGAAGCGGTGCTGAAAACGGCCCTTCATGTTCTCGAAGAAGCGCCCCGTATTGTGCACCGGGTTGCCGAAGTCGAAAGTCATGGGCTCGCCGTCGGTCAAA